CATCTCTCCAGTTAGAGAACTCGAAGGACTCTGACTTATTTCCCCAGTTATCGGCACCAACCTTACGACACTTAACAAGTGCTCCAGATGCATATGCCGAAGGCCAGACAGAGTAACGTGACTTTACCTTATGATAGCAAGCATCCTTTGTTCCGCTGCCTGCACCTTTTTTATCCTTTGTTGCTTCTGTAGTGTATTCCATTGATTCTTGTGTTTTAGTGTCTCCTGAAGGATGCTTCTTATAATCTTTCTTGTCTTTGAAAGTTCTTACCATTGTGGGTTTTGCACCACCACTCTTTTGTTGTTGTCCGGGATCTTGTCTACTCTTGCGAGCATCGGCACTTCTAATCTTTTTCTTACCCTCTTTGGTTTTTTTCAAACCAGCAAGTCTTCTGGAAGAATAGCACTTAGGAGTTTTGGTTTCTCCTGGTTCATTGGCACAAGGAGAACCATCTGATTGTACCCAACCAGGTTTTCCATCTTTTGATTTAGACTTGCCAAACCATGCATGAAGTGAACCACCCTCGTGAACTACTTCTTCACCCATGCCATTGCCATTTCCGTTACCATTACTTTCACCATTACCTTCAACTGGTGCATCAATACCAACTTCCTCTGGATCTTTTCCATTACCAAAGTATCTTGAAGTAACTCTCATTCCTTTAGAAATGGGTTTACACTTCTTATCAGTATGGCAGTAATAATATCCTGCTTTGCATTTACCATTCGCCTCTTCCTTCATCTCTCCACTATCTACATAATCAGCGGCGGAATCGATATAATCTGCAGCTTTGGTGATTTTTGATTGAACCCAAGCTTCAAGGTTTCCTTCACCTTTGCCCATTTTCTTCTTCAATCTCTTGGCAGCAGAGATGATTGTTGAAATCTCTGAGCGTGCCATTGAGTACTCATGATCTTTTTCTTCTTTTCTTGTGCGCTCCGCTTGCTTACGCTTAGCAAAATCCATATATGATTCGCCTGGTTTTAGTCTTCTACTGTAATCAGGTTTTGTTTGTGCTGAAGTTGATTGTCCACTATCTTCACGCGCTCTCATCTGTGGACCTTTACCAGGAAGTTTTTTGTCCTTCTCTGGATCTGGATGCCAAAAGTCTCCCTCTGTCATATAATCTAAAGTTTCTTCTTTCATTTTCTTTTTACGTCCCTGACAATGAGCACGCTGACTAAAACCTTTTGGGTTGTCACAATCAATAGATTTTTTATATTTTTCGGACCAACCCATTATAGGAAAAGATTATTCTTTATTATTTAGAAAACCTTGCTTGAGTAACTTTTGAAGTTCTGATGTTGAACCAACAAACAAGGCGTTATTCGTGACATTATTTGTTGTTTTCTTGGTATCTTCTTCAACATCTTTGAGTTTTTTCTGTAAGTCAATCAACTTGTCCGTTGTGTCGGCAACGCTCTTAATCAACTGTCCAGCAACTTCATATGCTCTTGGACTGCCACCTTCACCGGCAAGTTCCATGATACCATTGATTGCTTCTTGTCCCTTTTCAATCAATGAATACAAATTAGCACGAGTATACTCATAATCTTTCTCAATATCATTTTTTGTCTTATCGGCAGGTTTTAGTTGAGATGTTTTTTCTACCTCAACAATCTCACTCTCAATATCGAGAGCTTCATTAATTTTTTCATAATTATCGGACATAGTATTTAAATATCAGTTTGTTGTGTTGGACTATACTCTTTAGAATCTGAGAAGAATTCCCAACTTTCGGTAAATCCAAAATTATCTTCTGGATCTGCATTGAGAGGATCTGGTTGAACGGTGTATCTTACCTCACGTTTAGCCGTTTGTGTATTTGTATCAGTATACATGTCAACCTGAACCTTACGAATAAGTCCATCGGTAGATTCGGCAACAGGACCGAACATGTAAGTCTTTGCCGTAAATCTTAAAGTATAAATTAAAGCTCTTCTGGTAGAGAAATCTCCCTCATAATCATCCTGCATATCTATACTATCCATAACAACTGGAACGTCTCTCTTTTCTCCGATAGAGTCAATCAAGTCAACAGTTAGATTAAATGATGGTTGAAAAAATGGTAATATTTGCTCTACTATCTGCAGAGCATCATCATTTAATTTTGCATAAATGCTTAACTCAAATCCAATGTTATAGGGAACTGGCATATAAACTTTTTTAATGTTGCCAGAGGTATCACTTGCCTTAAAGGTTTGTGTAACGCTTGTTTTTCTAGTAGAATCATATTGTATGCTAGTCATTTCAAATGACATTCTTGGCAAAGTAATAGCGATAGGTTTTTTTAAGTCCTCTTGCTGTTGTATCTTTGCTAAGAATTTTTGGGCAGGTCCATAAGACAACCCAACCTTAGTTTGATCCGCGACAGTGCCATCTTTATTCAAATGTCTGACATAAATGTCGTTGAATAAAGTTCCAAAACTTATGATTGTTTTGCGTATAATTTCGTGATAAAAATAAGTTCCTAGCATTAATAGTCTCCAAACGGATTAGACTCGGTGAAATCTAATATAGAGTCTGCTTCTGTTTCGATTTCTTCATTGGTGTCATAAGATTCCTCATGACTATTGTCATCATATGATTTAAGTATATAGGATGCCGAAGAAGCTGCTCCAACGATAGACTCTCCGGCAGAGAATCTTCCACTATTAATCGCAACATAAAGTTCATATGGAGGATTAGATGCGCTAATATCATCTCTAATTCTAAATCCTCTAACAACGGCAGTTGTTCCGGAAAGAGAACCAGTTACTGTTTCGTTATAAACGAAGGTTCCAATTCCCGTAGAAGATACTGTCGATATTGATACAGTTGGAGTTTCGGTATAACCGAATCCAGCATTAGTCATTTGCAGAGCACTTACAGTTCCATCTGTACTATTAATTACCGCTACAGCAGTTGCAGTAAATCCAATTGAAGGACCGACATCATCGGTAATGGTAACTGTTGGTGGAATATAGTACCCATTTCCAGCATTAGTAATAGTAAGAAGTCTAATACCATCATCTACAATAACTGCTGTAGCAGCTGCTCCAGTTCCACCACCACCAGATATTGTTACTGACGGTGGATTTGTAGCAGTATATCCAGAACCAGCATTAGTAATTCTAATCGACTCAACAGAATAGACACCACCAATGGATGTTGTAATAGCCACAGCGGTAGCAGTTATTCCGCCACCAACAACAGGATCTGCAATCGTTACAGTTGGAATCGAAACATAATCATAACCATCATTATTGAGTACAATTCTTCCAACCATACCATCACCACCAAGTGTGGCAGTAGCAGTGGCATTTGTAGAACTATTATCCAGTGTCAGTGTTGTAATATATCCTTCATCCTCAACAACTCTATCTATTTCATCGACAGAAGTATCAATATCCTCATTTTCATATTCAAAGAGTTCACAGAGAAGTTCATAAACATATGTCTTGCCAAGTTGATAGAATGGCTTTTCCGCTTCGACTCTTTTTATTTCAAACAATCTTTGTCCTAGTGGAAAATAAATTAAATCACCCTCTCTAGGTCTTGTGGTTAAATCAATCTCATAGTCATCAATGCTTCCATCAGAAATTCCTGTTTGTACTCCTTCCAAGAATGGTGTGATAAAATCTTGAAAACGTTCTTGGGATATGATTAGATTAATTTCATTTTTTAATCTAAGTCCAAACTTAGTCATCAAATCACTACCAGGAGCATATCCTTCATAGTTGTCTAGATATGCTTCAATAATAAAATTGTCATCAAATTTTGATGTCTCTACTTCTCTGAGTATATCATCTGTTCTTATAAATTTTCTGGGAATATAGTAAACATCAATCCCATAAATTTTCAACTGCTCATTGATTAAGTCCTGTATTAAGTACTGCTCCCTAGCAGAACCTTGTAGGAAAAATGGATTTAGTGCCATAATAATTATCCAATAAAGTCCATAGGAGGCAATTCATATTCCATACTCATTCTCTGCTTAATATCCTCCAGTTCTCTTTCAGCATCTTCATAAATTTGCCTTCCATTTAATTCAATACCGCCAGGAAGTTTGACGCCATTGAATTTAATGAGATTTTGTCCCCATTGTCTCTTAATAAGTGCGGTTAAGTACTTCTTCAAGAAACTATCATTGTATATTTTAGAAAAATCTGTAGGATCTAATGCTCTATGGCAATCGATTACAAAGAAAGTATCTGCAGATTGAGCACCCCAATCAATATCCAAATAAAGTCTGTTTTGTCTCTTATTAAATCTTATTTGCTTGTCCGTAGTAAGAAGGAAGTCAATATCCTCAAGATATGACTTAACCATCGCATACTGCAAAAGTTCTACAGAGTTAAAATAATATAAGTCATTCAAAAACAACTGATATTTGATACTGAACATTCCACCAGAAATGGAACTAGTATCAAATTTAAATATTCTCTCAATACCAATTACAGAATCTGGAACTTGAATATAGTTTGATGTTTCATAATAATTAAATGTTGTCGCCGCGCCAACTATTGTAGAGGTTCCTGTCGTCGTAACAATTCCTACACCATCAGTCCCTTTCGCTTTACCTCTATCAATATCACTTTGGGAAACTTTGTACTTTAAATACATTCTTTCAACGCCGTCATAATGACGTTCGTTGAAATATTGAATGGCATCATCTACCAAATCATC